AATAATGGGTTCATAGTTAAAATACGTTAAGTTGTTTAATAAAGTCCTGCGTATCAGGATTTAATTGTTTATAAGAGTTTGTAGTATAAATACCATCAAAGTATTGTTGTAATTCACCAAATCCTTTAGAGAATATACCATGAGTTACTATAAGATAGATTTTAGGTTGTTTTTCAACTTCATGAAAATCCCACCATACTTTTAATTCTTTAGCAATATTAATAAAAGTAGCACCACCATCACAAATATCATCTATTATGATATAATCTTTTTTAGATTTAATTATTGAATCGGTAATAGGTACAATAGTCTTAGTTAATTTACCATCTTTATCTCTATCTTTACTACAAGTAATAATATCTCCTTTATAACCTATTTGTTCAGCTAATTTATAGATTTTCTTACTTGCTCCAGCATCTGGTGATACTAAAATAAAATTATTTTGTTTTAAATATGCCGTTTCTCCACAAATTAAATTATAAATATTATTTAAAGAAAATTTAATTAAATTAATATTAGATTCTTTTCTAAATCTATTAATACAAGCTTCTAATACATCACTATGAGGATCAATACAAGTAACTGATCTAAATTTTAGATTATTAATAGCTGGTGCAATAACATGTTTAACATAATTATTACCACCTTCTTCAAACTTTCTATCACTTCTAGCACCCATAATATATGGTACGTATAGAGTAATATTATATATACCAGCTTCCTTTAAACAAGCTACTGCACAAGTTATGAGTTCTAAATCTAACCAATTGTTTAATCTTGATTTAATTTCTACATAATGAGCACCTTGTTTAGTTAATAATAAACTATCATTAGATAGCACAATATTTTGTTGTCCATCAGGAAATTTACTGATGTGATATTTTATATCAGACTTATCAAGGTCTACTAAGTTTAGTGTTTTCATTGTTTATTATTAGTTTATAATTGTTTATTTACCAGTGGAACCATATCCACCAGTTCCTCTTTCAGTTTCATCTAATTCTTGTACTTCTTCAAATGTAACTTGTTCTACAGGTATAACCATCATTTGACAACATCTATCACCTGTATTATACATAGCAGTACCTCTAATCCATTTAAACCTAGCTGTAACACTTCCTCTGTAATCAGAGTCTATAACACCTACAGAATTGCTTAAAATCATTCCTGTCTTACTTATAGAGCTTCTAGGATATATTAATCCTACATGTCCTTTAGGTATTGCAAATGCTAATCCAGTATCATACTCAACATATGCATGATCAGTACCATCTACAATTTTACAACTAATAGATGTTAAATCAAAGCATGCTGCACCTGTAGATCCATACACAGGAATTACTGCTTCAGGTACTACTTTTTTAATCTTTATATTCATTTTAATAATTCTTCAATTGTTTTAGGTTTAAAATCTATTAATTTAGCATCTACACAATAATATTTATGTAAAGTCTTTTCAGGTTTAGAATCAGTATCTAAATAACTATTATTAGTTACTACCTCTTCTAACTTATTAATATGATGAATATGAGCATGTATATTACCTCTATAGAAATGTGCTTCATTAGGATGAATAGGTGCATGTGTTAATGCAAAACCTTTATAATCAATCATACCTGCTACACCATCTACATATTTTAATAAATGAGGTACATGTTGCCATATATCATGATTTCCTAATACTGCAACTTTTCTACCATTTAATCTATCTAACTGATAATAATCATTAGGTTTTTCCATAGTAATGTCACCTAATATATAGGTTAAATCTTTTTTATGTACTGTTCTATTCCAATAATCAATTAAATGTTCATCATGATAAAATTCATCTTGAAATCCTCTATATTGTGCTATGCTTTTATGTCCTAGATGTAAACATCCTATAAATCTTACATTACTCATATTTAATTTCTTTAAAAAGGCTGAGGTTAATTCCCCAGCCTTAGTTATTAATTACTTGTATTTGACGTAACCATAGTTAAGTAACGTTTTGCATCTTTACGTAACTTGAAAGTTCCATCAACTTTTTGTCCATTAATTGTTTTACGTACTCTGTAATTACCAGAAGGTAACTTTTGAATACCATTTGTTGTTTTGTACTTTGTCATTCCTGTGTTGTTTGTTGTGTTTTTCATTTGTTTTACTTTTGTTGTTTGTTGTTATTAAAATTGTCTAACATCTATAGTATATAGAACCATATGACTACCGTTTGTAGATTTGTAAGGAGCTTCAGTAATAATTTCACCTTTATTAAATATTTCTTTAACAAAAGATTTCATTGTATTATTTACATCTATAAATAATAGATTTTTATTATAAACAGATCTTCTTATAGCACTTATTACAGGTGTATAATCTACTTTAATAGTTTTACCTTTATGTACAAGTTTAGCTTGATTTTCTATCCATTTTAAATGTTGAAAATAAGCTACACTAAATAATTGACAACTACCAGTTGGTAAATCATGAGTATATACGTAACCTGAATCTTTATAAGGATCATTAGGTATAGAAAATGATATAGTTTTTGTAGTATTATTAGTTGTTTTAATAATAGGTGTAATAAGTATTACTTCAGGTTTTTTAACTACTTCAGTTATTACTTTTTTAGGTCTACCTGGTCCTCTTTTAACAGGAGTTTCAGTTGTAACTGTTTGTTTTTTAGTAACTCTTTTAACTGCTACTTTCTTAGCAGGAGCTTTTTTAAGCTTTGTCTTCATAAAATTTAATTTCACCGTTTTTATTATTCTCTTCTAACCATCTTAATAATGGAGTTGTTCTAACTAAGAACATTGTCATAGCACTACCTCTAGTAGAAGTATAATACTGTTCAATAGTAATAAAACCATCAAAGATTTCTTTAAATCGCACCATTGTATTTGTATCAGTACAAATATTAACAAGTAATTGATTCTTATGACCAATTGCTTGAAAACATCTAGCTAATATTTCAACATCTAAACCAGGTTCTGCACTTGGTAAGAAGTTATTTACAGCTGAAATACTGAATGTTTGACAATCACCAGTAGGTGATATATATACATCAGAACCTAATAAGATATTATTCTTTTTGATTCTACAATAACGTAACTGACCATTAGATGTCATTTGTTTACGTACTTCAATAATTGCTTTTACTGGTGTTACTTGTTCAGCAACTGGTGCTTTTTCTAAAATTTCTATACTCATAGTTTATCGTGTAATGTTGTTTAAATAAAATTGATAATTTTTGCCAAATTCATCAGCTTGTTCTTGATTAGATACTGTATTACTAGAATTTTCTGCATAATACCATACACGTTTATTAATTGTAAAGCAATAAGACGTTCTATATCCTCTTGTAATAACTGTTGGAATAACATTATACAATAGGTTTAACACTTCATTTAGTGTACAATTAGGATAGTAATACTTACAAATCATATAAATATCTCCTAATGATCGACGCTTATTTGGAGCAGTTTGTACTGCACTATCATCAACATAAATAGTATTTTTCTCTAAATTCCACTCTTGGAAGAATCTGATTAAAAACTCTTGTAATGATTCTCTACGTCTACGTAATAAACCTTGAATTCTGATAGCTCTAGGATTGTTTCTATTAATAGTAGCTTCAACATCAGCAAAAGATACTCTTGTTGTAGTTGTAGTTGTTGTAGCATTATTTCTAGCAGCTACTTCAGCATTTGTTGGTCTACCTCTACGTGGTGTAGTTGTAGTAACAGGAGTAGCTACAGGTTCTACAAATTTAGAAGCATTTACTAATCTAACGGATTGTGCATTATGATAAAAAATTACATCATGTTGTATAATTTTAATACTTTGAATTGGTCCTCTAGGTGTAGTTAAAACATCACCTACTGTAAAATCCATATTATCCGCTCTACGCATTACTGAATGAATTACAAATTCTCCATTACAAAGAAAATCATAGAATCGTTTGTTTTCATTAGTATGTCTGTAAACAATAGGATTTGTTTGATGTTCTCCTATTACATGAATTTTTGTAAATATTGCATTATCTACTATTCTTTTAAAACTTGTTATAATATAAGGTTGCATTGTTTTTTATTTTTTATTTGTTTTTATATAATTCTAATAATTGTTTAAATTTTATTCCTTCTTTATACTCTACTTTAACATCAAAGTTATTATGTGATGATGAATTATAGAATACAAACTTGTTTATTGTTTTAAATAATAATAAGTTGTAAATAATTGTACATAATGTAATACTTGATCAAATCCTACTGATACAAAGAAGTTATGTACTTTACCTTCAGACCATAACTTAGAGTTTAACCTACTTGTATAATAATCTGTTATTGTATGAGCTATAAATGTTATTAACCAAAAATAAAATGATATAAATACATTAGCTTCAAAAATAATCATAGCAAAACACCAAAATACTAAACTATAATTTATAGTATGTCCTAACAAATCATTCCAATTTTTACTCTTACCTTTTGCTTGTTTATCTGTTTGTAATACAAAATCAGCAAACCAATGTATCAAAATGATACTAAATATTTCTATTAAATTCATTGTTTTTAAGTTTAAAAAGGGTAGCTATTACACTACCCTTTTGATTGTTTTATTTAATTAATTCTACTTTATACTTCTTTAAAATACCTTTAAGATTTTCAATAGAAATACATTCTATTTCATCTCCTTCAGTTGTTTCTAACCATTCAGTATTAGTATCTAATTCTTCTAATAATTCATTCATTATAATTTCATAAGCTTTACTATAGGCGTTTGGCCACGATCCAAAATTAAACCACAACTAATAATTGGTTTTTTAGCAAATGGTTTACCATAATCAAATGCATATGCATCACGATCTGCTCCCCAACCTACTTGTAAACCAAAGATAGCATCCTTTTCACTAACAGACCATTGTACTGATGTTTCAGCGTGGAAATGTCCTTGACAAGTTGATATTCTGGATTGTTGTGCTACTTTAAAAGCATTACCAACATTACCATGTTTATATAAAACATTATCTTTAAAATGTTCTAATTTAAACTCCCATGTCTTAGGTGCTCCAATAACATCACCAAATCCTTTAATGAATTCTTTGGATAATCCGATAGTACGAGCTTTACGTTGTATGAGTAAATCATGATTACCCATTAAACTAATAGCATTAGGGAAAGCCTTGAACCAAGGTTTTAACTGTTCTCTAGCTGCATTTAATTCATGTCCTACACTCATACCATCTGGATCATGTTCATGATAAGACCATGCGTGTCCATCTACAATATCACCTGCAAATATAACTGTACCACAATCATATTTATGTTGCATTTCTTTACAAAATTCTAATACACCTTTTCTAATAAATGGTGCATGTAAATCTGGTATAAAAATAACATTGTCAGGATTATACTTTTTAACTGTATTTAAAGGACGCATTGCTGGTCTTGGTGTTGTTGTATCAATTTTAACTTTAGGTTGCTTAAAATCAATCCTAGCCTGTAATAAAGCATCATATACATCCTGTAGTTTAAAAGTTTTAAACTTTTCAGTTTGTAAATATAAAGCTGATTTTTTCAAATAACCAGGTTGGTTTAATAACCAATTGTATACTTCTTGTTGTTTTCTTGTCATTAACTTGTCTTTATTTACTAATTTCTCTTAAGAATACTAAACAGCATTGAGCATGATCTAAATGTGGTAAACCACTTTCTTCATCTAATGCTAAACCTTTATTACCACTATCAATATGCTCTTTTTGAGCATTTAAATGTCTAATTAGTGCTGCATAATATCTATTCTCACCATCTGGAACTGATTTCCAACCATTTGGTGTATACTTATTGGCTCCAAATGTTAATACATCTGCACAACCTTTATAAGCATCCAATGGATACAAATCATATCTTGTCTTACCATTATCATACTTTAAACCTGCTTTACTCTTAGCTGTTTCTAATCTTTCCTTAGCTACAGCAAGTTCAGTTTCCTTATCATGTGAAGCACAAGGAGAAGTTTTATCCCCATCCTTGTATTCTTCAGCAGTAGCAGGTCTATTTAATTTTTCAAAATCAAAATTTACTCCTATTTTATTCATTTATTATTATTTAATTGGACAACTACCATTATCACAATCTTGTATATCAAAGTCTGATTCTGATACACTTACAGATGTAATAGGTTTTGTATTTTTGATCATTTCATCATATTCTTCTTTTGTAATAGTTTCATATGGTGCTTGTTTGAAACCATGTCCATGATACAATAAGAATGATAATGTCTTAAAATTATGTTTATAATACTCTTTCAAGTATTCTTTTATATCTTCTAAATCTTCTTTTTTATAATAAACTGTACAACTTACAGAATTATCTGACCATTCTGATTGTAGCCATTTAATCATTTCTAATTGATCTTTCCAACTGTATTCAGCAGCAATAGGAGTACCTTCAGGTACACTACATGGAAAAGATACAACCATAGTTGATTTATCCTCAGAACCATCAAAATTAAACAAAGGTTCAATATGATAACCATGAGATTTACATACCTGTAGTAAAGGAGAATTACTTGCAATTCTAATTCTACGTATATAATATGGTCCTGCTGGATTAGGATGTATTCCAGGTGTTACTCCTGGTAATAAACTTAATGTTCCAGATGGTTTACATGTTGTAAGTTTTATACTTTCAGGAAATCCCATTTGTTTAGAATATTCCTTATCATATGCTCTTAAATAAATATAAGCATCTTTTAACCAACTTCTCTGTTCATCAGTAGCTTGTAAAATACCTGTCATACCAATACCCATTCTCATGTTAGTATTAACTATTTTTTCAGTTTCTTTCAAACTACATTTTAATGATAAACTATGTTTATTAACTCTATATGTTAATCTTAGAATATCTAATAATTCTTTATATGATGTTATGTTAGGTAAATATACTTCACTTAAACAACATGTTTCAAAATTATTTAATGATTGTTCGGCGCAAGGATTGAAAATTACTACATTTGGATCAGGATATTTTGTTTCACCTGTTCTTCCAATTTTTCTAGATAGTTCTAAATTTATCAATCCATATGGTTCACCTTCATTATAAGTATCCCAAAATTCTTTAGGTAATTCTGAAATATCATTACAAGCAACTGAATTATTACTCATAGATCTCCAGTTAGGAATATTACCTAAATCCCATCTTTTAGCTTTTAAAAAGTCTAAATCATCATAATCACCTACAGCAATTTGTGCAGATCTACGAACATTTCCAGATACAACAATGTATCCAATAATATTCATTATATCTAAACAATCTATAGGTCTTAATTTTAAACCAGATCTTGAATTAAGTATTGTAGATATTTGATCAATACCCCAACATAATTCTTCTGGTCCACTTGCTACCCCACCAAATCCTTTGATAGGAGCACCTTTAGTTCTAATTAATTGTGTACTAAATGTAAAAGATTCTCCATTATAGAAATGTGCTTTTAATACCTTACCTAAAAGTTTAACCCAACCTTCTCTAGTATCTGGTACAATAAAATCTGCACTTTTTTCATCTAATCTTTGAATTTTTACTTTATTCTCATGAACATTTGGTAATTTATCTACATATTCACGTTGTATATTAAAACCAACACCAACACCAAGCATTAAACTTTCAAATGTCCAAGTAAATGGTCTTATTGGGTTATCAACTACTACACCAGCACAATTTTGTAAACTAGGTAATCCTAATTTATCAACTGTACTTGTACCTAATTGCCACATAAATCTACCAGCTACTGACCATTTTAAAGCCATTCTTGTTCTAAAATAAAGCTCTTTATCTTCTTCTGTAAATTTAACACCTAACTGTTCAACACAAGCCTTTAATTCTCTTTTTACAGTATCTTCAAATTCTTCAGTAGGTGAATTAACATCATCTTCATTTAATCGTCTTGCATATGTTCTTTTATAAGTTATATAACCTATTTCTCCCCAAGGTATTCCTGTTTGTTCTTTATTCATGTATCTCTTGTCTTGTAGTTTGTTGTTCTTCTTGTAATTCTTGCAATGTTTTGTATACCTCATACTCTAAATTAGGTGGATCAAATACTTCTTTAGGCATTATACTCACACTTACATTTAGTTCTTCAGCAATTTGTTTAATCTTGTCTTTTCTTGGAAATATTGTATCATAAATAGTAACTGCACCACTAGTACTATTAACCTTTCTCCCATTTATATTTATTAATATCTGTTTATATTCATTGTCAAACTCACTATATTTACCATCTAAAAACTTATAAAAGTTATCATGGTACTTATAGGGTACTTTAAATCTAATAGCAACTTCAGAATCTTCTACAAGATAAGAATCATATATTTTATTCTTCTTTAATCTTTCAATAGATTCTTCAATTCCAGGTGTATAATCAATGATTAGTATTAATGCAGGATCTCTAAAATCCTTATCAATATGTACATTAATTAACCTGTTATTAAATTCCTTTCTACAATAGCCTACAGCAGGTAATAGAAATGATGTACAGAACGTATGTTCTATATTACCACTACTAGATACCTTACCAATACTAGTCAAATATTCCCTTCTCTTCACTTATTTCTTTGGTTTTTCCTTTCTTAAATTCAGTTAATCCTGGTAACTGAAAACCCTCATACTTTTCAAGTATTTTAATCATCTTATAGTTCTTATAAAATTCCTCAATACCCAAATCCTCTCCAAAATGATTGATATATGCTTCCATTACTATTTGATAATAATGTTGTACATATATGATAGGAAAATTTTCAGTTCCTATGGAAATTGTAGTGTCTAAAAAAAGCTTTTCTACAAATTTCTCACCTTTTCCAGGTATACCTTTAGTATTATTATGAGTACCAGTAATCATATCAGACCAAAACTTATACTTAGCTTGTTCTTTACTAGTGGTTATCCATGTACCACTTAAATCACTTTTATCTCTCCATTTATAATGTGTACCTTCTAGACCTAAAAGATCTGAATCTATACATACCATAAATGAATTAGGTATTAATAATCTACTAATGTTTACAGCATCATCAACTTCAATATCATGAACTTCATTTGCTTTCCAATTTTCAATTAAATAACCTTTAGTAAAATCCCACCATTTAGGTGATTCTTTACTACGATCAGCTTTATAATTTGGATCTATAAGACGTTTATTCTTGACAGTATCCTTACCTTTAATAAAAGCAATATAATTATCACATTTACAATTTCTAAGTATTGTATTCATAATAAATTCTGCACTATCAACTAATTGTTCATTAGTCTTTTCTTCATACACAAATTTACCATCTTTTTTAATAGGTGCTCCATAAGTATCAACAACCTTATTAGGATTACCTATTGAAAACATTACTGAATCTAAATCAATAATAGCTGTCCTTTTATTCATTATTTACTAGGTGTTTTAGTTAAGTAACCAATCAATGTAGTAATGTTCTTATGTTTAATTACATCATTACCACCTAATCTACCATTAAGGTAGTCTACTGATTTATCTCTAGGTACAGCATTCCAATAACCTGTATAAGGATTGAAATGTAAGTAATAAGAGTATAAAGCAGAATTCTGTTCTCTTGTCATTTAAAATTGTTTTAATTTATAGCAGTATAAGCTATCAGTAGCATACCCTATGCTTTCTAAGAATTCAAAATAATCACCACCTTTGTAGTGTTTATCTTGCCATTCTTTATAAGCTACAACAGAACATTGCCAACTCTTATAATTATAATATCCCCTGAATCCCCTAAATCCAAATAGGTTATGAGATACTTCAAATAAATAAGATGTAAAGTTACCTGTTTCTAACTTAGCTTGTGCTAATACAATGTTAGGTGCTTTAATCTTAAGCTCATGCATGTACAGTATTAAATTAGCTTCACTAAAAGTGTCTATTTTAACGGTATCTGTTAGCAATGTAGGCTTAGGTAAAGTTCTAGTTGGTTCTTCACTACTTTGGATTAGTCTGAACATCATAAAGATTGATACTAATGCTATTCCTGTTATTCCGATTATTAATTTACTTTTCATAATACTTTTGTTTTATTAAGTTTATAGTTGTTAATACATTTTGTTGGTTATTTGGTTTGTATAAAGTTAAATTATAACCATTTTTAACTAGATATTCTTTAAAATATTTCCACTTGTTAGCAAATCCATCATTAGCATAGCCTTTAACTTCAATTATCCAACCAGTTTTATCCTCTTTAATGCATGTAAAATCAGGTAAGTATGTAATACCTCTAATATTAGGAGTCATTATATCAAAAGTTTTATCCTTTCGTAATTCAATACTCTCATTATTATAAGTAAAAGGTTCCATTAATTGAAATTTAACCTCTTCATACTTAAAATCTTCAAAACCTGCATCAACTAACTTATTATAAGTAAACAGTTCTAGTTTAGATTTAAACTTTAAACCGTTTACTTCTAATGAAGTTGCGTTTTTAATTTTACCTTTATTCCTCTTGGGCTTCAATACCTTCACAGTTATCTTTAATTATTTGAATAACAGCTCTATCAAAATCTACAATGTACGTAGGTTGAGCTTGAAACCTATCAGGTATTTCATTTACGAATATACCATAACAATCAGTTTCATAATCAATCCTATCAGCTACATATTTTAAATTTTCTAGATAAATCTGTATTCCGTTAAGAGTAATAGCATCTATTTTATCATCTGTAAAGTTAGTAATTATAACTCTATCAGTGGGTAAACCTAGCACTACACCCGCAGCAACAATATAAGCACTTATATCATCATTTGATATGATATAAAGTTCATAGGCTGTATTCTTAGATATAGACATTACAAACTGTCTAAAATCTCCTCTAGTCCAATTGTCAGTAACCTCTATTCCTACTTTGATTTTATCCATATATTGCTTCTAATTTATTGTTAATCATTTTTTTTGCTTCATCTAATCCATGTATTTTAATAAATCCTGATAAATCTTTTCCTTCATCAATATAAAAGTATGGTAATTTATATTTACTTGCTAATTTCAAAGTAGCTTTTACTCCAGCATCATCTGGATCAAAATTAATAACTACTTGATCATAATAATCAAATAATTCTACTATTCTATTAACATCTAAATCACCACTCTCATTATATGGAGCTATAGCTTCAATACCAAGTTTTTTATAACAGATACAGTCTTTCCTAGATTTACCTATAATAAGTAAACCACCAGACCTTGTAATTGATTTTATACCTTGTATAGCTTCACTTGAACTACTATTTAACCATTTATATCCTACTTGTGCTAAAGGAAAATAGATTTTATAACCTAAAAAGTTTAAATCTATATCATATTCTTTATATGCATATATAGGATTAGACTTAGAAGAATTATATGTTATAGTTCTATTATCTTTATGTAAGTAAACAGTTTCACAACATATAACCTCTTCTTCATCTAAATCTTCTAATGTTATTCCAATAGCATTCCAAATATTATAATCAACTAAACTCCAAGATTTAGGAACTATTTCAATAATACTCTTATTAGCCATTTTAAGCACTTCTGGTGCATTATTAAGTACTAATTGAGGTAATATATCATATTTCATAGAACCTAGCTTAAAATCATTATAAATGATTATTAATGCTTCTCTAAAAGTGCAATTGTATTTCTTTTGTATATAGCTAAAACAATCAAATGTATCACCAGTACCAAAATCCTTATAGACTAATCTATTTTTAGAATTATAGTAGACTCTACAATCTGGATTCCTATCATTATACAATTCTGAGCAAAATCCTCTATTAATTTCAGTAAAATTACCACAATAAGTAGACCATATTTGTTCTTCTGATATTCTACTTAATATATAATCAGTAGTTAAATCAGGTATTGTATCTTTTAAATTAAACATATTTTTGTATAAAATAACAGAGGGTTGTTCAGCTCAACCCATAACTTGTTTTTCTTACTTACTACAAGGTAACGCATGGCACAAGTTATCAATCTAATATTACTATTAAATGCAGAACCTGAGTCTGTTTTTATTTTATCTGTTATTTTAATTATTTATTGATTATAAATTAGAAAGGTAAATCATCATTCCCTGCTGCTGCAGCTGGAACTGCTTCAGTTTGAACTGTACCTTTATATAACTTAGTATCACGTACTGCGTCATATTTTAACTTAGTTTCATCACTAGGTACACGCATTGATTCTGAACCACTTAATTCAGCAATAATTGCACCTTTTGATGTTTGTACACCACTAAATTTACCACGGAATGGTTTACCAACTAATAAAGCTGATACTTTAGTTTGTAATTGTTCAGCACTTGCTACACCACTAATCATACCTGCTGCTTCTTCCAAAGTAACATTATGTGTTGATGCTAAGTAAGTCTTTAAATTACGTGCAGTAATAGACCAAGCTGTTGGTTTTTCAGGGTTAACTGGTTCACCAGCACCGTTTAAATACATTTGTGGTGATTTACCAACTGAACCATCTGCACCAATTGTTGCAAACTGAATGTATTTACTTCCTGTGCTAGCTGCACCTAAAGTTACTTCCGTTACTTTAATATTATCATAAATACCAGGACGTTGGTATTGTGATTGTTTACTCTCTGGTGCTGCATCTTTTAAATCAAAACTCATATTCTTATTTCTTTTTTAAATTTATATTATTTTAAATTGTACTTCCTATACTTTATAGGTATATATTATATATTATTATATTCGTTTATTTTGTTTATAACATAGTTTAAATCATTAGGAATCTCTAATGAATCAAACATACCTCTTGGTGATTTGGCTGTAGTAGCACCATCAGTTTGAGTAACAAAGTAGTATTCCATACCTTCTTTACCTTTTTTAACTTTAGTGAATAGTACAACTGTAAATAAACCTTCTAATGTAATAACATTGTCCACAACTTTACCAATTGTTTTAGCTTTGATTTTACGATCACCCATTGCATCAGTTGATTCATCATCATGATTTATATAAACTACTGTAAGATCATCTCTCAGTTTATTATGTAAATCAGCCACATCATAAATATTCTTACCAATTATAACAAACTTGTTAAAGCCTGTTTCTGAAGATCTACGCATATAATCATTAGCTGACATATACTGGAAATCTTCTACAATTAGTTGTTTGATGTGTGGCATTTTATCAGATACATGTTGCATAATCTTTATGATTGTTGCAGCATCGTCTGTACCAATATAATTACCATTTGGATTCTCCTTAGAGAATGGTGTATAATTGGCTTTCCACCCCTTGAAAGGAAGTGCTTTGTTCTTAACATTTATAATAAATGTTTGTGAAGGCTCTAAATGTTCTAGAGATGTTGATTTCCCTGAACCACTTGGTCCTACTAGTAATAATCCTTGTCCCACTTGTCTTTTCTTGTTTTAAAATTGTTTGTTAGCAATTTGATTATAAATCTCATCACTCATTTGTTCTTTTGTTGGTAATTCTTTAAACATATTAGTTGCACCATTAAAATATAGATGTACATAGTTATTAGCTAAACCATAATTTCGATCTTTTAAAAAGATCAATGATCTATACGAATCTTTTAGCTTTGTAATGTTGTATCCTCTATACTCATTAATTTCATACCTTGTAGGTGCAAATAAACCTAATACTAAATCAGCATCACGAGCTAACAATTTATTATCAGCTAAACCATCTAGACTTGGTTCAAGCTTCTTTTCAATTGTTTGTCCCCTGTGAAACTCTTGTTGTTCTTTAGCAGCAGATTGTTGTTGTATATTAATTACAATACAACCTAATCTTTTACACATTTGCTTTAAACAATATTCCTGTGAGAAATAGTTCATTGCATCATGTAAATTGTTTTGTTGATTAAACTTACCATTAGCATCTGGTACTAATAATGACACATGATCTGTAATAACAAATACATATTGATCATCATCTTTGTACTTAAATTTACCATTCAATTCTCCATTTTCAGTTTGAATCTTTTCAAATTCACCTATTTCTGGATTATCAAAATAATCTCTAACTCTCTTATAAATCCCATAAGGATTAAAAGTATTATCAATTACTTCAATATTCTCTTCCATCATGTTTATTTCTTCCTGAACAGATTTAATCTTTTCAAGTAAATCCCTATCTAAGTTAAACTTACCTAGTGATAATAATTCATGTGGTGATAGTACTATATTGTATCTATCAGATAGAATGGAACTTAACATACTTAACCAGAATGTTTCTTTATTCTCTTCTAAAGCAAAGTAAAATATCTTTACTTTAACATATGGATTCTTTTTAACAAATTCATATATAGAAGTTACTGTAAAGAATTTAGTAAATTTAGTTTTACCTCTTTTATTGTTTGTATACAAGCTCTTTATCTTGTATTTCACTATATTACTATAGTGTTCAGACTATATCATCACTATTTCTAGTGCAGGATGCTCGTGTCAGCATTACTATCCTCAACATTACTTGTTTGGATTTGGCTGTTAGTCGTTGAACCTTCAAAACTATTACTAGTTAAGCTAGGCTGCTGATTGTCCTCACTGACTGTGATAGGATTTTCCAGCAATTCTTCCTGTTTAACGGGGACAGGTTTTTTATTAATTTTAGCCCTTCCTGTACTTTGTACCTCTATTTTATTCATAATAGTATCATCTTCTAAATATTGAAATTGATAACCTTTACATTGCTTATATTTACCTTTTAAAACTCTTTGTATTGATGTGTGACAGATATTCAAATATTCCGCACATTCTTTTATTAAAGAAAATGTTTGTATATAATTTCCATTAATATCAAATACTTTTACAGGTCTTATTCTAGTTAATTTAATAGTACCATCTTTATATCCTTTTTTAAGAGTTTCAGATATTTTCTTTTTACTTTCTTTACTTAGATTATTTCTTACTACATTTAAAGTAATATTATACCAAGGTTTTAAAGTATCAATCCAATATTGTTCTTTTGTTGTTAAACTATCATGATTACAATGTTCTAAAGAATAACATATAAAGTTATCTTCAGTATGTTTAGACCATGAATTTTGTAATTTGATATTTTGATGTGTTCTATTGTTTAAATATACTCTATGTACATGTAATCTTTGATACATATTTTTAGAGCTTCCAATGTAAATTTTACCATTTTTGGTATTTTCGATACAATACACTCCTGATTGAGGTACTTTGTTTTTAAATAAGATTTTAGGTATTTTCATAATTAATAGTTTTATTATACTATTAATATAGTGTTATTTTACCATATATCCTAATTTTACAGCAAGTATTTATTAAAATTTATCCCCGAGCTAGCTGTAAACAGGTTATAAGTACCTTTTACCCAACCTGGAAATCTCTTAGAAAGTCTTTCAAAAGGACATAAAATGGATGTAACACCATCAGATTCCTTCTTAATAATATTCTTTTCTATAGATTCATATAATTGATTAAATATCTTCACTATGTCCCTCCTCTTTTATCAATTCTACTTTAGTATTTCTAGCGTCATGCATATACTCTTCATAATTACCTTGATGTAACCAACTAGCTAAATTCTGCATATAAACCTCAGAACCTAGACGTTGTTTCTCAAGATGATATAAAGTAGCACATTTACATAATAGATCATGCTTTTCTATTTTATTACCAATTATTTTCTTGTATAAACTTTTGCATCTTTTTAAATCTAAATGTAATGCTCTACCTTGAGTACCTGCTTTTTTAGGATAGAATTCCCTAAATTTGTTAAATAGTTCATCGATGTTAACTACCTCAAATAAAGTTTTACCTTTGCTTGTGATAGCTAACATCTTATAACTAATATTGTCGTCTTTTGTTTGTCTTGTAATTGTCAGTAATTGTCTTTCTTGAAGATCATCAAATATTTCAGTAGGAATTTTCCTGCATTTATTAACATAAGTTACGAGTAGTAATTCTTCCTTATGAAACAAACACCATAATATGAAATAACCTTCCATATTAAGTTCATTCTCTAGTAAAACATCAATGTCTATTTTAAACTTGTTTTCCATTTATCAAATTAAATTTAAATGCTTGAATTGTAATCTAAGATCCTCTTCAATAACACTAACATCTAAACTATAGTATTCTTCTAACTGTTCTAGTGAAACAGTAACATTAAACATATCTTCTAATAAGTTTATAGTATTTTTATAATCATTTGATAATTTAAAAGAACTAGATAATACAGTTAAGTAATAATCTAATTCTTCATTGTTTATTTCTGTAGTATTAGCTACGAACATCTTCCAAAGCTATTAATTCTGGTTTATCGCTTATAAAAGGTGTTACTATTGGTGTTACGATTTCTGTAATATAAGGATTTTCTAAATCACAAACAAAAGGTGATGTTAGACTATTAACAGGAATATTACAATAACATGAATGTGCAGTTAAATATTGCTTATTTAAAGATAAGTAATAATTCATTAAAGTACATTTACTAATGTTAAGACCTTTTATTTTAAATTTCCTTGATATTAAAGCTAATCTATTATCCTGTAATAGTTTACTAATAGTTTTAAATAAAGATTTAGTAGGTTGTAATTGTTGAACAACCATAGCATATTCTTCATAATACTCTTTGTATATACGTCTTGGATGAAAATGATAATCACTATGTAACTCCTCTGTTCTTGTAGTATGAGTAGATAAATAATTTTCTCTTTGACAAGATAATATATTAATCTCTGCTTCTGAATCATAACTTTCAAACTTCCAAACTCTTTCTGATGAACTATTTTTAATAGTAAATACAAAATGAGAGTAATTAAATTCATTAATATCAATTTTATTACCATCTAATTGTAATACATCTTTAGTAGTTCTTTTAGCAATACTACAATTTTGCAAATTGGTACTACAACCTATCTGTATGATAGGAGTTCTAGTCGTAGTACCTCCAATAAAATTTTCAGGTAATTCACTACCACCTCTATCTACATAAGTACTAAAAGGCTTATAACCTCTATGAGAATGGAAATAACCATTATCCTCAACAAAGTCACCAAGCATGATTAAATCTCTGTGTGGATATACAACACAAATCTTTGATCCTCCTATTACAGGACGTAATGCTTTTTTAAATAAGTCTGTTTCTAATGTATATAAATCTATAGCATTAGTCATGATATATCTAGCAAAAGCATATGTATCTGAAAAATTAGGATTAATACGTTCATGTTTTTCTAACTCACTAAACATACCATTATGCACTAAACAAGGTAAATTTACCTTAGCATCAGTTTGCACAATAGTATCATGTACATGAGATATAATAAAAGGATGAGTGTTTTCAGCTGATACTAAACCAGAAGTACCAATTCTATGATGAACTACTAATTCATCACTATCCTTAAGTTCGGCACTGTTAAGAGCAGCCATTAATTCATCAAACTTAAAGAATCCTTTACGTACAACTACAGTGTTACCACCATCACGTTTATACATAAATCCTGATCCATCTCCGTTTGAATCCATTCCACGTTTTAAAAAGCCCGTTACTTCTTCACTATATTTTGTTGTTCCTTTCCCAAGGACTGATATTAGACACATGTTTATATACTTTTAAATGTTAAATCTGAATCTTCAACTATTTCATTATAGTCTGATAATTCATTTTGCTTATTTTTTGCTTCACTATCATAATTAAACTTAGCACTTCTTAATTCAATATAATCATTAATTTCACGGAACTGCTTAGGATAAGCTAATTCCATAATATGTTGTAATGATATTTCATCATTCAATGCTATTTCTTTACCATAATTTTCAGCATACCACATTAAACCCATATTAATCAAAGTCCAATACTTAACTTTGGTAAAGTTAGTTGTACCTTGATGAATTCTGTTTTCTAGCGTTTTACTCTTATTTCCACCACCTCTAGTATCAAACATAGCTGGTACAAAGTTAATCCAGCAATATCTTGCTGTACTATGATTGTATTGGCATTTAGCTCCTAAAGGATGTTGAGTTTTCTTATTAGCTTTAGCAGATGGTAATTCTCCTGTAGCAGATACATAAGTATAAATTTCAGCATAGAATTGATCTATTTTTGATTTATATTTATTAGGATCATTGAAATCAGACTCTTTAAATGAAAAATCAAACTTTTTAAGTTTTTTACAATATTCATTGTTTCTTCTAGAAATGGGCATCATATTAAAGATTTGCTTCTCAATGATCATATGAAGTTTATATAAATAAACAACTAACTCATTAGTAAATACTACACCACCTGTATGTTGATGTAAACCACATTTCTTATTAACTATACAATACTTTGTTAATGCATTACATAATTTTTTAGTTTGTAGTAAACCTGTATCACCAATAAGTACACCTGTTACATATTCATAACCATATTCTTCACCATCCTCATCTTTTAAAGAACCATCTCTAATAGCTAAATAGTTTAGACTATCATCTAAATACTGAGGTAGTTTACCACTAATAGTTTCCATCTCAATACCATAGGTATATCGCTTACCTTCAGTTTTAATGAAGCTAGGTGATTTAATACCCATTTCATAATCCTTTTTTAAATTATGTTTAAATGGTGATGGTTTATAAATATTAGTAGCTTTTCTAGCTCTAATCTTCATTCTTTTCTGAGTATCAACATTCTTATCAGCAATTGAATTATGATACCAGATATTACTACTAATACATTCTGTATAATATTGTTTAGGTAAAGCATTATAATCACTCATAACATGCATTTTACCATCTCTAACTTCTACAAGTGTATTTCTTTTAGTCCATCGTGGATCATAAAAATCTATTTTGTTAATAATATAACCATTATCATCAAAAGTTGCATTAATAGTATTACAATCACCTTTAAAAACATATCTTTCAGGTTCAAAATAGTCTAAAGTAATTTCTTTATCTGTTTTAAGATAATATTTACCATTGATATTTGCACAATCTTTGAATTTAGCTTTGTTACCATTTCTTAAAGTAACTACTGTTTCAGGATCTGTTGTAACTTCTGTTTTAGGAGTATCAGTACCAGTACTATAAAAATCAGCTAAAGGATTTGTAAAACGTATAGATGGACCACCACTTATAGTAATAATTCTACGATTAGATGAATTCTCAGTAGCTCTTCTAAAACGTTCTAAATCTTCTTGTGATAACCGAACTCTAAATTCATCATCAGGACTTGTTACTGTTGTTACATTAGGTTCAGGACCATCTTCAATTATACCTAATGCTTCTTCTGCAGCTAATAATTCCTCATCAGTAATACCATCTTCAAAAAATTCATCTTCTGGTGAAGGTGGTGGAGGCCATGTAAAGCTATCATCACTTACATTTGTGTTATTATTTCTATTTGGCATCTTCTTTTACATTATAAAATTCCAACACTTCATCTATATGCATAGACAGTGTCATTTTTAATTGTTTATAATTAATTACTTCGTCATCTGGAATAACTAAAGAGGTACTTACAAAATCAATAAGTTCATCAGAAGATCTTTTAATATTTTCTAAATCTTCAACAAATTTTGCTTCATTGATAGACATATCATAATATGATTCATCATCTTCCTCTTCAGTTTCTAAATCTTCTTCCTCTTCTTCTTGATTAACATTAGAATTGTTAAATTTAGTATCAACATTTTTCATAAATTGATCATAACCTTCACAAAAGTTTAAAGCAAGATTTAGTTGTTCAGACTCTTCTTTATTATCTTCTAAAGCTTTAACTTCAAAATCAGTTAACTTTTTTAAGAAAGATTTACTCAAATCATAAATTTCATTGGTTTTTAAATTTATTAATTCTACATAACCATTCATATAGTCTTTAGTGATAAGACAGTTTTCATCTTTAGCAATAATAACTGTGTTAGGATCAGATTTTAATACGATATTACATCTAGATTTAACTGTATCATGAACTGTAAAATAAGCATCCATTCTATTAAAGTAATGAGATGGTACTGTAAAATTAATACCATTATCATCTACAATAGTTATTGTATACTTACCTTTATCAAATCCAATTACTTTATATTCCTTCTTATAAGTTAAATTATTAAGCATAGTTCTTTGATTCCATTGATCAAATTGTAACATAATACCTATTAATTTATCAGAACTAGGTACGTAATTACTAGTATATGCAGGTTTAGGAGGGTTATAAGGTTTATTAACAATTCGTTTAGCAGTTCCTTGAATTAAACCATCTACAATTGTATATAGATAATTCTCTTTAAACTCTTTAACATTCTTACAACCTATTAATTCTAATGAATTTTTAATAGATGATATGTAAAGATTACCATCACAGTAACCTTTAAATAAATCTCTATCACCATTTCTAAACACATACATGATTTTAGGATTATCCTTATCATGCATTAACATTGCTGCAGCACCTTCAATCTCAGTTAAAACTTTAAAGTTTTTCTCTTGAGCCATGATACCACATATAACGTGACTATCAACATCATACTTATTCCATTCTAACTTATATTTTCTTAATAAATCATAATGATTCTTTAATGTACCATTATGAGCTAATACAACATTATCCTCATTAAAAGGATGTGCATTTTTATCAGTATTAGTACCAACAGTTTTAGCTCTAACATGAGCTATAAGAAGAGTATCTTCTTCAAATGGTGTATTTACTAAGAATTCTGTAGCTGGTTTTGCAAATTTAACTAAACCATTTTTTGGAGTATAAATTCCAGTTGCATCTTTACCTCTTTCAAAAGAGTTCCAAAGCATTAATAAATTGATTTTCTCTTTATCAAAGTTTGTTTTTCCACTAAAACCTATAAGTCCGCAATAGAGTCTATTTGTTTTTTGTTTATTTACTATAGACATCATCATGTTCCATATAGCAATTAATAATAAAATGTTTATTATCGTCATGTTTTTTAATTTAATTGTTTATTATTAATTTTAACTAGCTACTGTTTCATTATCATCAGGTAATGAATCAAAATATTTAATCAATTCCGACATATAGATCATCTATTTTCTTAGTTAATACTGGCATTTCGATATTATAATCACTTATAATTTCCTGTGCTAATGATTTGTCACATGTGTTAATTGCTTTTTGTACTTCATCAGGATTAGTAACTTCACCACCAATATTCAAATATTCAATTGCTTTAATTGTATTTGTAAATACCCATTTGATTAATATTTCATCATGAATCCAGAAATTACTTAATGTTCTGTATTCCATACCAAAAGGTTTGAAACGCATTGCACCAGCTTTACCATACAATGAACGACGATCTGTATCATCATCTAAAAGAACAGAAGGTACTCCTAAGAATAAATCCAATGTTTTAGCAATTTCAATAGATGTACTTTCACTAGGACTGTTATATCCTACATGTACATGTCCACCTACAGCACGTAAGTTACTTGTATAACCTTGTGGGTTATTGTATTCTAATTTCCAAGCATTTAAATCTGGTGTACAACCAATTTCATTAGCTTGTTTAGACTTTAACTCTTCATGAGTAAACATTGCACTAGCTTTAGTAGACAGAATCAAATTGTTTGGTCCTGTAATAGTATCACGTAAATAATTAAGTACAAAATTAATATGATAACTGAAATCACCAGGTGTTACACATGGTGGGATATTAAATTCAGCAGCAACACCATCTTCTTGGATGAAATGTCCTTTATCAGTAATAGGTGTTGGCATATCTTTAGTACCACCAATCAATCCTGCAACTGATTTAAATTTATTTTCTAATTCAGAGTATAATAAAATTTCAGGATCACTCCCAATTGAAATTTTCTCCATGTTAAATGCTCCTGTTAAGTTTTTTTGTAGTTTATTCATTTTATATTATTTATTTAGTTTTTAATTTGTTTCTTCCATAGCCTCAACAGCTACTTTTAATTGTCTATTCTCATAATAGTTTGTTAAATCTTTAATCCATACTGCTATATTACTAGAAGACCTTTTATTAGTACCTCTAAATACTTCTTTAGCACCAATATCATTCATAATTTTCTGATTAGGTTTTAATACTTCTTGATTAACTGAATCAGTATACATCATAAATGAATATCCAGTTATTCTAGCAATATCTTCTTTAATAGCATGTAATACTGTACCAATACCTAATTTACGATAACCATTACCTACGTATGTATTAGTTGATACTAACATACCACAATTATTAAACATCTCTTCTAGATAGAATGTAAATACTAAGCAAGATATTTCTACTGATAGTATATGAGCTCTGTTATTATAAGTATTATCACTAAAATTTATTTTAACATTCTTATTACTAACAACAATGTCTAAGTTATTATTTGCTAATATAGTATTAATTATTGGATAATAAAAGTCTAATATTTCTTGTATAGCAGCTGTTTCTTCATCATCATCAAACCATTTATGTCTTAGTTTATCTAATTCATCATTAGATAATCTAATTATATCATTGTATTTCATTATCGGCTTAATAGTCTAACAAGTTCTTCTTTATATTTAACAGCAGTTATAAGGCCAAATGAAGGTGCACTACAAGACTCGCAAATAATCCATTCAGGATTAGCTTTACTAGTACCTTGTACCATTACATCAAATGCACAAATATCTAAACCTAAAGCATTTTTAGCTTTAATACAATCTGCTACAATTTGATTCCAAGTACTAGGTTTTTTGAATGCTTCATTTGTTTCTAAAATCCAAGTACATACATCATCATGACGTTGCCAAGTATCAGCAGGCGCATCATTCTTAACTAACTTACGACAAGTGTAAAAACAACCATCATTAGTTACATGTAAACGATACTCTTTAGAGTAAGTATAGAACTTCTCAAAGATATAATTACTAAGTGTCTTACCACGCATCCAAGTTTCTAATTCTTGTTGATTGTTTAATTTCGTGTTCAATTTGTTACCCTAAAGGCTTTTTATCCTCTAGTTCTATAGATTGTATTCTCTATAGTTCAGCATATATTTTCATCTTCAACTGAATGTTAAGATGTCGGACACTCGTGGAGATATTTTATTCTATTTCACAATAGTTTCAATCTCTATGCGTTACACTGACTCTAACCTATTATGGTTAAAGTTTAGCACGGTATTTCCATTTCAGGATTCACCGTTTTTGTCCAATTATTATCGAGTATATTTCTATACAAGACGGCAACAATTCTTATTTTTCTTGTAATAAATTTTTCATAGAATTTACTTTTTCATAAGAAAATTGATAGTTATATTTAGAAGGATTTTTTCTGCTTCCTTTCAACAATTTATGGATTAGTGTATAGGATTTCATTCCTAATTCTCTACCAGCTTGTTTTATTGAAGGAAATTCATTAAAAAATGATCCGTCTTTATTATATACATATATTTTCTTACAATAAGATAAATTATTTCTATTTTCAGCGTAATATAGTTTCAGTGTTTTTGAAATGTTCTCTCTTTGTTCTTGAGAAATTATTTTATTTATACCACCTTCACCTCTATCATCGTGATTTAATAATCTATCTTTATATTTATTTATTAATTTTTTTTCAAAAACATGTGATTCTTTCCAACCAATAATGATTGTAATTTTTCTTATAAAAGGTTTAGAATTCATTCTTAGTAGTTTTCTTATCCAATTTCCAAGATGAGTATTTTTATCTCTATTCTTTCTGGCTTTACTTAAATGTTCTCTTAATCTTTTTTTAAGTTCACTTGTTGTTCTTCCTATATATCTAACTTTAAGAGTTATAGGGTCAATTAATACATAAATTTTTACTATTCTATTTTCCATATCACAAAGATATGAATTTTATTTTGGAATTACAAGTTATTTTTGGAATTTTTATTCACCTTCACCACGTGAGCCATAATGTGATTTAGCTATAATTGGAAATTCTAAAGATGATATAGGATTGTTTGGTCCATCACCATTCAATCTAGCAAAATTACCAGTATTTGTACTAATAATTGTATACCAAATAGCAGTTTTAACTTGTGCTCTAGTAAAGCATTGTTTCATTAACAATTTACTAGAACTATTCTTAACACCTTGAATACTGTTTATTTGCTTCACACGAGCTAATTGCTCACTTGTTTTACCTGGATAAGCTTCTTGTACTGTTTTAGTACTACCTAGTCTTATAAGTACTCTAAATGGAAAATTAGGTAATGTCCTACGCAATGACGCATGTGAAGGATGTCTAGAGTTTACAAAAGGTTTAAATGCAGTTTGTACTCTTTTTACAGCAGCTCTTTTAACTGGGGTTGCTTTTTTAGGAGCAAGTTTCTTTTTTAATAGCATATTTATATTTTTTTAAGTTGTTTAATTTTACATTCAAATTGTTTATTACTAGTCTTATCAAGTACTAATGCTACAGTATTCTTATCATATACTCCTAATCTAGGATTATGAACTTGATGTCTATTAAACATCTTAAGTACTTTAACAGTAGAACCTTTCTGTACTGGTGTAATTTTGTTATTTACTAATTTACATTCATCATTTGCTTTAATAGTACGATCTTTAGGTGCTACATAGTCATTAATAGTAGGTAATACTAAGTTAATATCATCTAATAAGAATTTCAAGTTTAAAGTACCATCATTTAACTCAATAACATGATGAAAATTTCCCTCTTTATCATAATTGAATTTAACACTAGTAATTTTAAATACTTTTTGCTTACCTTTATCATCAGTTGCTTCAAACATAGCTTTTTTACGAGTTTTATGTCCAAATAATTCAACTGATTTTCCATATGATTTAACAGTAGCTTTACCCCATTTAAGAATTATTTCTTTAAGAAGTTTTTCATTTTTAATTACATTAGATTCACCTAAAATATTATCAATCTTCTTAGTAATTTTAGATTTACCATCATATGTTACAAGTATCTTATTAGATATTTTAAATCCATACTCTTTATGTACACCATAATAACCATTTTCAGTAAAAGCTACTTGTACAACTGGGTACTTATAACCTTCAAAAATATTAGGTAAATCTAAATGTCCTTCTAATTTCTTAGTTTCAGTTTCAGTAATTCTATTAGTTACACCAAAACGTTCCATTAAAACTTCATTATTTGGTATATATAAATCAGTACCAACAAATTGTTTACCATCAAACATTCTAATTAATGAAGCATATCTAAATTGTCTACCATAACGCATCCATGTTATATCATTAGTAACCCATTGTGACATTAGTTGTGATTCATCAACAGCTCTTGAAAATTTATCATTATATCTAATATAGATACCTTCTATTGTATTTTCTCTAGTAGATCTTGGTGTAATTTGAACTTTAAATAATTCTTGTCTAGCTCCAGCTTCATCATTTCCATTAGAAAATAAATACATTCCATCATAAATCAAATCTGATAGGAATGGTCTATCTTCAGTAGTTACATCACTTTCATCTTCATCAAATGTATATGATGTTGTAAACATATCTGCTGAATATACATTTCTAGTATCTCGATCAATTTCATATCTATTATCACCAAGTACTCTTGTAATTCTTGCTAAGGAATTTTGAAGATTTAACATACTATCTCCACCAAGACCTGCTGATAAACGACCATTACCACGTCTTAAATTAATTTCTTCTTGTTCTCTTAAATTAGGTATTATACGTACTAAATTACCTACAGGATAATTTATAGTTAAATAATCATTTCTTAATCTCATTTTAAAATAGTGTTAATTGTTTTTTAATAATATTGTTAATTTCTTTATAACATTCTTTTTCATAAAAATGCCAATTTATATCTTTTATATGTTTATCGTCATGTTTATTGTAAATTGTAACTAAATAACCTTTATTAATAACTTCATTGCTACCTTTAGCATAATTTTTAATAAATGAACTACCTCTATTAGATATATAATATCTAACATTCTTTTGTTGTTCTTCTGTTACAATTCTATCACCTACAATACTACTTGTAGTACCATAGTCTTTACCTTTGAATTTCTGTCTACCACAATAATCATATAGATTATCATGATTTCTAATAGTTTCTTCAATAGGTGTACCATTTACAAAGAAATTACTTATTGCAATTGGTATAATTTTGAATGAGTTATCTTTGTGATAATCCTTATCAATTTCAAATGCTCCTTTATACTTAACTTTACCCTTTGTAGTAATTGCAATATAGTTGTTAACATCTCTGATAACCATTTTATTGTATTCTACATACTCAAGCATTAAATTAGTATATTCTTCCCATTTCTTACATATAGCATAGTATATGTCTAAATCTTCCCTTCTTATCTTTACAGTAATACCATCAGTATTAACTTGTAACATTGTTAAATCTTTAATTTTAGTGTTTAGTTCTTCACATAACATACTAAGCATTAATTGTCCATTTAAGGTTGTTTTAAGCGTATATATTGGATCATATAAGAAGCTATGCTTATCATTAGATTTACCATATACACTATTAGCTGAAAGTTTAAATCCATCAGCCATAATCATATCACCTGCTTTCTTAGCAGCTAATCTTGGTTTAACTATACCATTTTCATATACATCACAAAATACCTCTCCTAAATGCTCAGGAAATAGTCTATTAACAATAGCTATACTTGGATATAAGCTTGCGCAGCTTATTTTTTATACAGAACTTTATTTAATTAAGTTATTATCTTAATCTTCTGTAATCTCAGATTTCTCTGAGGATCGGACTATATCTTCATTTATTAACCTTTTTTCCCATATATATCCATACATTGTAGGCTTTTCACCACTGCATACAGCATATATATCCTAATTATTTAGGGTAAAATGTTAATAAAGCTCACCGCTTCCATTAAAATAATTAGTTTTAATGTACTCCCATATAGGGATAGTCTCTGAACTTTACTAATTAATCTTCAATAGGAAATTCTCTTTGTAATTCATAAGATTTATGTAACATTTCTAAAATTAGGTTAATACCTTTTTCATCTGTTTCAAACTTCCCAATAGGTTCTGTAAAAGTATTATCAATAATACCACATTCAGTACCTGTTTCTTTAGCCATAAAATAGCTTCCTTCACAAAAGTGAATTTCATATCTTTTCATAATTGTTTATTTTTAATTTTAATTAGTCTTAGCTGCTGATTACCATAGTTTCACAACCTTAGGCTTCCAGCAATTCAATGAGTTAGGACGCCGCACTTAACGTCCGCATCAATAACTACATAAATATCATCTGATTCATATACACCAGGTTTAATACATCCATGTATACCACCTGTACCATAATCATACTTAAAACCATTAAACACTACTGATTCTACAATAGAACCTTTAGTTTCTGTAACCACTTTATTCTTAAGTTTATCTAATAAAGTATTAAATTCTTTAGTATCAAACTTAATGTAATCAAAAATACAGTCTTTTAACGCCATTTCTGTGCGTTCTGAGCGCATTTGTTTAACTTCATAAGGATCTAATCCAGTTGCTTCACAATATAGCTTTAAAACCAATTCTTCACCAATTCGACTATCAGGGAAATTAATACATGGTAAACCATATTTAGTAATTAATCCTTTCCTTAGACCTATTTTATCTAAACTTCTCTTATAAAACTCATAAGTAGCTTCTACATCATTAAGATTATATGGTAAAATAACATCATAAACCTCTTCTAATGATATATCAGTTCTTCTATAGTCTATAGGCATATCCATTACATTTGGATAATTCATAGCTATTTCTAAAGACTTTAAACTTGTCATTCTAGCTTTATTATTAAAATGCCAGACTCTAAACAAATCTAGTTGTGGTATTTTAACATATTTAACTGGAATTGCTGATTGAACTTTAAAATCTTTAGAGTTTTGTAATGAGATTACTCTTTGTGCTTCATCAAATATCAATTTAATCCATCCTTCATTACTCCATTCTCTAGTGAATCTATATTTCCATTCATTCATCATATAATGTATAATAGGATAATCAAAATTTATCACGTTGAAACCAATCATACCTTTTAAAGATTTTAAATGAGCCATCATTTCTGACAGCTCATTCTTATCTTTATGTAATATGAATTGTGAAACTTTACCAGTTTTAACATCTAAACCTGTGTAGGTAAATGCTGATGCTGTGACTTCTAAATCGTATACCTCTACCATTTATTCTTCTAATAATTGCATTAATAAATCATACTTCTCTTTAGTTAATTGTACTGTAATTAAATCAGTTTTAGGTTCTTCTTTAATTTTTGGTACAAAACTATCAATATATGCTTGACAAGCTTCTTTTGTTGAGAAATAATAATACTCAGCTAAATTATTAACTTTACTAGACTGAATTAACATTGATACTTTAAATGAACTATTATTTCTACAAAAGTATATGTTAATATCACCTTGAGTAATATCAACACCATCATGAGTAGTAAATAATACAGGTTTAATTGGTTCATGTATAACTTTAATCCATTCATTAATAAATCTATTAGGATTACCTTTATAATGATGATTAACATATAT